GTTGCCGAGGCCATTTTGGACGAGATGCTAAGGACCACGGTCTCTGTGCAGGGTTCTCTTAAGGCTTACGCTATGTCCATCCTCCGTCCGATTTTGTATAACCTAGAACTTGATATTGATGATTTTTCTCCCTCGCGTGGTCAGATGATGGGTTCTCTGCTTTCTTTTCCCCTTTTGTGTATCCAGAATAGAGTTGCTTTTCTCTACGCTGGCCACTCTGTGGGCATTGATTGCTCTGAGTTTCCGTGTCTGATCAACGGGGACGACATACTTTTCCGTTCCGGACCGCACTTCAGTGCGCTATGGATGGATGTTGTACGTAGTCTCTCGTTGGAGGTCGAGCGTTCTAAGACTTCTGTTTCTCCCCATTACGGTTCTTTGAATTCCACTTTATGTGTGCGCTACGGCAAACGATATCGTGTAGTTCCTACCGTTCGTATGGGGATGTTACGTGAGTCTGAGTCGCTTGACTCCCTTGCGAAGGGGTTTGATGATTTTATAAAAGGCTTGAAAGGCTCGTATCGCTTTAAGGCAGCGATGGCCTGGTTTAGCTGGAACATAGGAAAAATTCGGCCGTTGGGCCTCACGACTTATGACTTGGGTTTCCGTGGACCCTTGGCTTATCGTGCGACCAAGCGATTCGGTCTAAGCACGACGGTAACTCACACACCAATTCCTTCCCTCTCCGTCGACAATGGATTGTCACTCGCCGCCTCCGGGTGCGAGTTCGTCGATCCTTCAGAGTTGTCCGAGGAGGATAAGGTCGTCAACCTCAGTGAATTAGCCAGTTGGAAGTGGAGGACGCAATTCAACGTTTCAGATAAATGCCGCGCGATGTTGCGGTTTCAGTTAGCTATCTCAGCAACGAGACGCGACGAGCCCAGTTTCAAGCCCCTTTTTTGGGGGAATGATTCGGGGTCCGTCACTTCAAGGTTGCTTAGCGCCAAACTGTTCAACACGCGCCTGGTGAGAAGAGAAAGAGGGTTTCCCGTCCTAGCAGGTTATGTAGGACGGTTACCATCTTATGAAGAAGTGTTGGCGGGAGAGACAGACGTCGGCTCAGTTGAGCTACTAACTAAAGAGAAAAAAGAATGAACCTAACGCCGTAGGACGCAGGACAGTGCTTAGCGCTCCCGCTCTTGAAATTAAGTACAAAAGGAATAACAGCTACGCCTCCGAAAGAGGTTAGTGGTGCGTTTATCTGGTTGGAACCCAGAATTCCCGCTGTGCAAGGTGCACAATGAATCACGGGGTGACCCGTCCTTGGATGAAGTCCAGCGTCAGTCGATTCGTTCGACGGCTCGATGTAGTCTTGTGAAGCCGCAGAGTTGGAGGCAGCGGTTCGCTGGCAAACCTAGTTGTCTCGGCCGGTCGTTTGAAATAGGGAAAGGGGGCGGATCGAAATATCCGTTATGCCTGAACCATTCTTCAGTTTCAGAC